ATGTCTGGGACTACCTTCGTTCTCGTTTGCGTAGTACCGATCCCGAACTACAGAAATCTTTGAATATGCGTTGTACAGCCAACCCCGGCGGTGTCGGTGGCTGGTGGGTAAAGAAGATGTACATCGATTCTCGTACAGAGAATATCGCTTTCCCTGCATACGATATAGATACTATGAAGCCGTTTGTGTGGCCTAACGGTCACGAAAAGGCAGGTCAGCCGTTGTTCTACCGCAAGTTTGTACCGGCACGGTTGACAGATAATCCCCACCTCATGGCAGACGGTCAATACGAAGCCATGTTGCGTTCGCTCCCAGAGGTCGAGCGGAAGAGACTTCTCGAAGGGGATTGGGATGTGGCAGAGGGAGCGGCCTTCCCTGAATTTTCACGGAGTAAACACGTTGTCGAATCTTTCGATCTACCTACCAATTGGCCTCGCATTCGAGCGGCGGATTACGGCTACGCCAGCCCGTCGGCTGTCCTGTGGGGTGCTATTGACTGGGATAACAATATTTGGATTTATCGTGAATTATATGCAAAGCACTTGACAGCAGAGCAATTAGCTGATAAAATACTAGAAGCAGAACAATTTGATCCACTACCTCATTACACGGTGCTCGATTCTTCCTGCTGGAACAAGACAGGCTTTGGGCCGTCTATTGCAGAAGTTATGATGCGTCAAGGTGTTCGCTGGACTCCTTCAGATCGCAACCGTATACAAGGAAAGATGGAGGTTCACCGCAGACTTGCGGATGATCCATACTCACAGGAACCACGTCTTCGCGTATTCTCTACTTGCCAGCACACAATCAAGCAGCTTGCAGGTATTCCGCTATCAAAAACCAACAGCGAAGACGTGGATACTAAAGCAGAAGACCACGCATACGATGCCTTACGTTACATGGTAATGACCCGCATGAGTGGCTACGCATCTATACATCAACAACTAGGCGCAATCAAGAACCACGTTCACAAGGTTCAAGATGAAGTATTTGGTTACTAATGGCTGAGAAAAAAGACCCAACCCAAATTACCCTTCGTGAAGCAGCCGATGCTTACAACGCTCGTGGTGCGGGTAAGATTGCGCGGTTCAGTGCAAAAGGGGCTTTGAAACAATACGGAGATATGCCCCTCGTTCAAGCATTCACGCCTGACGAAAGCGGTGTTCGCCCCATCGATAAGATGCTAGAGGGCACGAAGAGTCAAGGAGCAGCAAACTCTCTTCAAGATGATCTTCGCCTAATTTCCAAAGACGTAAATAGACAGATATTCAACGCAGACCCTAACTCTCCTGCTTTGAATCTTCTTCCCGGCCTAGAGTCCAACGACCCACAGACATTTAATATTTTTGGTGAAAGAGTATCTGCCCCAAAGCAAACTGAGATTGCAATCATAGCCCAAAACAAACAGGGTTGGGGAGAGTTTATGCAGCAGCTAAACGCCATTCGTGAAGGCGGTGGTAACGATGCTGTAATTGCCGATGCAATTTATGTAAATTTGCAAACAGGATATCGTAGTGGAGCAGTTGCAGGTTTAACAGGTGCGGAATATAAAGTAGATCGCGGCACCATTGAGATTACACCGCAGACAAAAGCTACTCCTGACGCAGAAAAACGAACAGGCGCACAAAAAGTAGGCGGTGCTCGTAAACAGGCTATCCCACAAGACGTTCCCTTAAACGAACAGTCGCATTCCCGTCTTCAGCAGCGTCTAGCTGCTAACGCGGACGACGTAGGCATACGTTCCTTTATAGAGGATAAAGTTAAAGCGGGTAAAGCTGCACCGGTATTTGTAATCAAAGGTAAGGATGGAAAGTATCGCCAATTAAAGACGGACGATATGACGGAAGTTCTTTCTCGCATTAAGACATCAACTCCTATCATTAAAGACAATATTACAAATAAAGAATTTAATACACTCGTCCCTGATGATCCTAAATATGCGGGCGAAGATAAAAAGGGCAAGTTTGGCGCGGCTCTTCTTCGTAACGTGTTTGCAAACGTTGCAGCTTTTGAAGTACAGATGCCTGATACAATGTTAGACTTTTTACAGGGTCGTAGTCAAAAGTCTGGTGCGGAAACTAGATCAAAGACAGCTAAGTCAGGCTATTTAGTTCGTCCACGTGGAACATTCTATCCTGCAGAACGAGACGCTGTACAATCAGTTGGTAACTGGTTTGACCAGATTGAGGGTACAGATGTATCTCAAAGATTCGATCCTCAAACACAAACAGTCACTGGCGCAACGTATGGTATACCCGGAATGTTCGATCAGCCAGCCGCTGCTGCTATGCCAGAGCCAGCTACACCTGTAGTAAAGCCCGAACCTACAACTCTAGGCGACTTGTCTCCCGAAACAAAGGACGCAATGACAAAGGCTGGGTTCAAGATCGACTGGTCTAAGTTTTCAATAGGGGCTGTTGGTCTAGGTACGGCGACTACTCTGAGTGTCTTGGCTGATCCTGCCCAAGCTGCAGTTGACGTAGGCTTAGAGGTTGGCGCACGAGTGTTAGGAGCCGCTGCTGGTCCTGCTGCAGCCGTACCAATGATCATGACTTCCACAGAACTAGGATCAGGCGAATTACAGCCCGGCGATGATCGCCCAGCTACTCAAGAAGAATTAGATACGGCACGTATACAAGCTGCTCAAGCCGTAAAAGAACGAGACGCAGCAAAAGTACAAGAAAGTGCGATTCCCTCGCAATATCCAAGCACGGATAACTTTCTAAATATGCAACCTTAAACATTGGGAGAATAACCATGAACCTCAACAAAGGCGAAGCCTACATCATGGGTGCTTGCACTACTTCTGTAGATGACCAAGCAGGTGTATCAAAGCTTTATCGCGAAGGTTTGGAATTCGACACTAAGGCAAAACAAGGTGTACTCACCGAAGACATGCCAAAGAAGATGACCAAAGCCGCTGTTGATCCTTCAGTTATGAAGATGGCAGACGAACGCGACTACTAAGGAATAGACATGTCCGACGATTATCTCCAACCTGACGATGAAACAGCCGTACCTGTAATCGACCCTTCTGGGGAGATGCCGGGACTGGCTGGTTACGTGCAATCTCGTTTCGAAGATGCAGAGAATGGGCGACAAGCCCACGAACAGCGTTGGTTGCAAGCGTACAAAAACTTCAGAGGCATCTACGACTCTACGACCAAGTACCGTGACACAGAACGTTCTAAGGTATTCATCAAGATTACCAAAACAAAAGTTCTTGCCGCGTACGGTCAAATTGTAGATATCCTATTTGCGAATAAGAAGTTTCCGCTTGTTGTCGAATCCACTCCCTTACCGGAAGGTATTGTGGAGTTTGCTCACATGGGCACACCCCTAGATCAGCAACAAGATCAACAAGACCCTTATGGATATGAAGGCGACGGACGCGAGTTACGTCCCGGAGCACGTCAGGCCGAAACGAACACCGGAGCATACGGTGAGCAGTTTGGTGAGGCCCTCGTTCCCGGAAAAGCCAAAGTTGGTGAACCACAAGTAGAGCCTGCAAAAGAGCAGGCACGTCGGATGGAAAAACACATCCACGATCAACTTTTGGACACTAATGCTGTAAACGTATTCCGCAAGGCAATCTTTGAATCTGCTCTTTTAGGAACTGGTGTAATCAAGGGGCCGTTTAACTTTTATAAACGTGTCCACAAGTGGGAAAAAAGCGACGAAGGTGATCGTGAATACAAGCCATACGAAAAGGTGGTTCCTCGCGTTGAGTCGGTTTCGGTATGGGATTTCTTTCCTGATCCTTCCGGCACAAGCATGGAAGACTGTGAATACGTAATCCAACGTCATCGTATGAACCGTCAACAATTGCGTAGTCTGATTATGCGTCCTCATTTTGATGCGTTAGCTATCGAAGAAGCCCTTGCAAAGGGACCTAACTATGAAGACAAATACTATGAAGATACAATTCGTGACGATGAAACCGATCCGTACTATCAGGGCAATCGTTTTGAAGTTCTAGAATACTGGGGAACTCTCGATGCTAAGATGGCCTATGAAGCTGGTATGGAAGGCGCGGATGAACTGGGCAGCTTTGATCAGGTTCAGGTTAATGTTTGGGTTTGCGGCACACAGATTCTTCGCTGCGTTATGAATCCATTTACTCCTGCTCGTGTACCGTTCCAAGCGTTTCCATTTGAAATCAATCCCTATCAAATCTGGGGAGTTGGTGTTGCAGAAAACATGGAAGATGCACAGATGCTAATGAACGGTCATGTTCGGATGGCAATCGACAACCTCGCTCTTGCTGGCAACCTAGTATTTGACGTAGACGAAGCAAGCTTGGTTCCCGGACAGAACATGGACATCTTTCCCGGTAAAATCTTTCGTCGGCAGTCGGGTGTGTCGGGTACGGCTATCAACGGTCTCAAGTTTCCTAACACAGCACCTGAAAACATCCAGATGTACCAGATCAGTCGTCAGCTTGCTGATGAGGAGACGGGTATACCGTCCATTATGCACGGTCAGACGGGCGTAACGGGTACGGGACGTACTGCAGCAGGTCTATCGATGTTAATGGGGTCTGCTGGCCTTTCTATGAAGACTGTAATCAAGAATATCGATGACTACCTGCTAAAACCACTAGGTGAAGCCTATTTTCAGTGGAACATGCAATTTAACGACAAAGTAGAAGATATCGAAGGTGACTTGGAGATCAAACCTCGTGGCGTAGCTGCTGTTATGCAAAAAGAGGTTCGTAGCCAACGCTTAACTGCTCTTCTACAAACTGTTGCCAACCCTATGCTGGCACCATTCATTAAAATACCAAACTTGATAAAAGAACTCGCTATCTCACAAGATATCGATCCAGACAGCCTAGTAAACGACCAAAACGAAGCCCAGATTTATGCTCAGATGTTACAAGGGATGATGCAAAATGCTCAACAAGCCGCAAGCGCAAATGCTGGCCCCGCTGCTCAACAGCAAGGAATGGCCCCTGATGGAGGAGTACCTCAAGGAGGTCAGGGAATTGACGATTCGGGGCGTGGTAATGGCACAATCGGAGTCGGAACTTCGCCAAGCGCAGGGGAAGATGGTTTTACTGGAAACACTAATCAAGTTGAAGGATAACCACAAAGAGGTAGTCAAAAATGGCAACTAACATCTCCCTACCAACCATAAATATTGGAAGTACGTCTACTGCAGGTACTGGCGGATCAACTACGCCATTTTATAATCCCGACGTAATTACGCCAGAACAATACTTTTCAGGGCCTGTAGATTTTTACACGCAAACTTTGGGTACGGGAATTAAATCTACCGTTGGGGATGAAACTGGAGAAGAAAAGCCTGAAGACACTTCTCCTAACCTGTTTGATCCTATTGGGGGTGGAGCCGATCAACCTGAAAACATTCTTCAACAGACGTTTGGTAAAGGAACGTACAACCCTTCAGCTAAAAACTTTTCTTATGGCGTACAAGATGTAAATGATTCTGTAATTAACGATTTGACTGGCGTAAACTTTGCCGATATGACTCCTAGTGGAATTAGCAACGCTGATTTTTCTTATCATGGCACGTACGACAAAACAGTAGACGGCAAAACCGGATTTAAAGCAGTTGATAGAGCGGCTATAGGTTCCTTTGCTACATCTATAGCAGAAGTAGAAAAAAGTTTAGGATTCGGGAGTATGATTGAAGGGGCATTTAAGTCCTTACAACAGACTGGTGCACAAATCGATACAAAAATGAAGTCCGGCAACTTTGCAACGCAATTAGACGCTATGCTAGGTACACCTACTGCAGATAAGGCATTTGGAAAAGGCAAGAGTGCTGTTGGTTTGCCGGGTGCCGTAGCTATGATTCCCCCTGTATCTATGTTTGCGGGTTTAGCTGCAGGTTTCGGTGCTTTAAATCGTTCCCAGCAAGCCCAAAATGCGGCAGCGTACAAGGCTACTGGCGGTACTGGTGGTGCCCTAATGTCAATGAATGGTATGTCTGTTAGCCGTGCACCCGGAAGCTTTCAGTATTCAGGAGTGATACCTCAAGGCTGGTCTACAAAAAACACACAGGCGTTTGAGGCGGCAGTCAACGGGTACATTCCCGGAACTTTGACAGAAGAAGTGTACAACAAAGAAAAAGGAATTTACGAGAAGAATTGGCAGCGCGACCTAATTACTGGCGAGGATATCTTGAATAGTAAAGGTACGTTCAATCAAAATGGGTACTGGACAGACGTTACGGGCCAGACGTACGGCGGCACTATTGCAAGTCAAACGGATTCTTATGCAGACGCATTAAATGCTGCGATTACAGGCAGCATAACAACGGCAGGTGGTACGGTAGATGCAAGCACTATTAGCTTTACTAAGCAAGAAATCTTAGACCTTGCCGCAAAAAGACGGGCTTTGGGTTCGACTACTTCTGTTACTTTTCAAGATATGGTTAAGGCTGAAGCTAGAAATAAAATCGAATCCGCATACGGCACGGGTGCTCTCAGCGCAGGTAGAGATGACAGCGGACAGCCAGACTTTTCCGGCATAGCTTCCGATAGCCCAACCGCAGACTATAGTTATTCGCGAGATTACTATGGCGAAGAGATGGATGGGTCGGACAATAACAGCAACGATAGCAGCAGTAGCAGTAGCGGCAGTAGCAGCAGTAGCAGTCCTGAGTCAGATAGTCCAAGAGATGGCGGCAATCCGGGTGGAAGCAGCAGTAGCGGACGCAGTAGTTCATCTGATACAGATCGGGAGTCTGACGATGGTTCTTACAAACTTGGCGGTCGCGTTGGTTACGCCCCCGGCGGTGAAGCTGGCTTTGCCCAGCGTCCAGAGTTCGTAGGTGGTAACCAGACTCAGCCAGACGGTGTTAGCGTAGCAGACGATCAGCCCCGTGACGTACAAGAGGGCACCTTCGTAATCAACGCTGCAGCAGCAGACTTCGCTGGTCGCGGTGATATCGAAAAGATGATTCGCGATGCCTATAAAAAGGCGGGTGATATAGGACAGTCCGGCGTTAGCCAAGAGGTTGCCATCAACGTATCAAAGGGCGAGGTTATGATCCCGCCGCACATTGCAAAGCAGATCGGCTACGACAAGCTAAACAAGATTAACAATCGTGGAAAGAAAGAGATTGCCCGTCGGCAAGAAGCCGCAGGGGGTGGCTTCATCGATAGAAAAAAGTTCGCTAAAGGGGGAATGCCCCTTCCTAAATCTAAGCCAAAAAGAGTAAACCACTCTGGATTAGCAGATGTAGAACTCAGGGCTGATTTAGAAGAATACATACAGAATGACCCACTCGCCCGTCTAGGTTTTAACTTGTATGAGAAGGGTGATGTAGACGTTAAGGCAATCATTCCTAACCCCAGAGCAACAACAAGTGTCGGGGGTTTGTATACTCCTATAGATGATATTCGAGACCCCGGAATACTAGCTAGAAAATTTCAACAAAAAGCACAGCAGCAGGGTATAACTAAATCTAGAACAGATGTGCCTCGTATTGACTACTTTATGGGAGAGTCAAAGAACTACGGCAGAGAAACGGGTAATTTAGTATTATTACATGAGCTACGCCACCACGCAATGCGACACTTGAATAAAAAATATAAAGTACCTTTACCTGAATCTATCGGAAGGGAAGAGACTTTAATGGATGTTCAAGATTACGCAAATAGGATTCAAGCTAGGAAAGTAAAGCCTTCTATACCTAAAAAACAAAAATCAAAAGAAGCTTTCCTGCGAAAAAAGGGAGCATATATGTCTCCTAGCGCAAATAAAGAAATAGCTATGTATCAAAAAATAGCTGAAGAAGTTTTAAAGGACCGCAAAGTACCTCAAAGAACCAAGTCAAAAGAAGTAGAAGGCTTCTTTACTAGGGCGATGGGAATACTAGGACTTTAAAGAATCCGCTGGCTACCCACGAGTTCGTGGCCCCAGCACAACCGGAGCGGCTACCCACAGCCATGTGGCCCCGCTAGTGAGGTAAATACAATGGCAAAAGCAAGAGGCCACCGTGCCAACAAAGCAAACGACTCGTTCGGAACCATCAACAATGATAGTCTTTACAAAGGTAAGTACCGTGAAGAAGTCTACGAAGATGATGACGATGAAGTAGAAGCCCAAAGTGAAGCTGACCCCGCAGAGATCGAAGCGGCTACTCAGCGAGATCAATCCAGTGACAGCTTTGCAGCAGCAAAGCAAGAAGAGCAGGAAGAATCTCACGATTACAAGAAACGTTACGATGACTTGAAACGTCACTACGACACGAAAGTCAACGAATTTAAGCAGGAGATTGACAACTTAAAGTCTGCAGTACGTTCCAACGACGTAGATATGCCTAGAGGTATCCCTATGCCGAAAACAGCGGAAGAGTTGCAAGCCTTTAAGGAACAGTACCCTGACATTTTCGAAGTCGTACAGACCGTATCTGCTATGCAAGCACAGTCTCAACTTTCACAACTGCAAGAAGAGATTAGCGTAATCAAAGAACGGGAAAAGGCAATGGAGAAGCAAAAGGCATACGCTGAACTTCTTCACCTACACCCAGACTTTGACGAAATCAAAGCAGACAACGATTTCTTGGAATGGTTAGATGAACAGCCAGAGTCTCTGAGTGACGGCATCTACAAAAATAATACGAATGCTCGTTTGGCGGCACGTGTTATCGACCTCTACAAAGCTGATAAAAACATCAGCACAAAAACGAAACAGACCAAATCTAAGCGAGACGATGCAGCAGCCGTTGTAACTCGTCAAGCACCCAAAGAAATTGTCACAAAGAATGGCACAGGGAAGATTTGGAAAGCTTCACAAATCGCCAAGATGAAATCGCATGAGTTTGAAAAGTTCGAAGCAGAACTAGACCTTGCGAGATCTGAAGGGCGAATCGACTTTCAATCTTAAACCTCAAAAAATGAAGAAGGAATAGAATCATGGCATTTGGAGTAGCAGCAGGTTACGGTAACCTGCCTTCTGGTAACTTTACACCAGAAATTTTCAGCCAAAAAGTTCTCAAGTTCTTTCGTCGCGCTTCGGTTGTTGAAGACATCACAAATACCGATTATGCTGGCGAAATTGATAACTACGGCGACACAGTTCGGATCATCAAAGAGCCGACAATCACAGTCTCAGCATACTCTCGTGGTACAACAGTAACCGCGCAGAACCTTGCTGATGACGAAACAACAATGGTTGTTGATCAGGCTAACGCTTTTGCGTTCAAGATCGACGACATCGAAGAGCGTCAGTCACACGTCAACTTTGAAGCCCTTGCTACCTCATCAGGTGCATACTCTTTGAAGCGGAAGTTTGACGGTAACGTTCTTCAGTCAATGGTCGATGGTGCAGCAATTGCTGGTGCCGACGATGCAAGCCTGAGTGGTGGTTTGACTTCAACAAACACTGCTCTGGGAACTGCAGCGGCTCCTATCGCAATCCACACCAGCTACGACAACGCTGTCAATCTGATGCTTGAAATGGCAAAAGAAC